CGCTGTCTTTTTGGCGATGGTCTTGGGCTGGGCCACAAACTGTTTGCCCGCCGCCTTACCAGCACGCTTGGCTCTTGTGGTGGCCGCATACTCTGCGGGGCTGAGCGATTTTATCGCCTTCTCTGGCAAATAACGCTCGCCCGTTTTGGACGACGGCTTGCCGCTCTTGGTCCGCCACTTCTGGTCGGTCCAGTCTTTGAGCGACTTTTGGGGTGCTTTCACGTCAGTCCTTGTACCCGCCGCCAGCGGCCTTGTACTTCTTGGCCACAAGCTGGGCTTTGCGAGCTGACCATTGGCCCGCCCCGGTGCCGTGCGTTGCCGCCGCCTTGACTTGGCTCACGATCCGCTTGCGCAGACCGGGCTTGGTGTAATTGCCAGCCGCGTTGACTTTGCCGCCTTCTTTGTACTGCGTGAAGTCGGTGTCATCCCGGCGGGCTTTACGCACACCTTTGGGCATTTTTGAGGGGGCGATATCCCCCATGCCGCGACTGGCCATCATGTTAGCAAGCCTTGCCGCCGTAGGCCATCTTGACCATGGTGCCCTTGGTGTGGCCCTTGGTCACACAACCGTCAGCGCGAGTAACGCCGCCTTTGGCCTTTCGGACCGCTGGCGCTGGGGCTGTTTTGCTGGCTGCGTTGTACGCCTTTTCGGCGGCCTCGGAAGCCTTCTTGTCCGCCATCATTTGGCGAGCTTCTTTTTCTGCTGGACTCATGTCAACTCCTTAGCAGGTCTTGCCGCCACGTTTCATAGTGACCATAGTGCCCTTGGTCTTGCCCTTGGTGGCAATACCGTCACGGCTGGGGGCTGCGGTCTTGACCGAACCCATCTTGGTCATACCGCCTTTGGCCATTTTCATTTCGCCAACGATGCGCTTTTTCTCGTCCATCAGGTTGCGCTTGCCTTTGGCTGTCGATGCTTTTTCAGCGTTGACGCGGCCCAGTTCTTCAAGACGATTCATGCGGGATGTGTTTGCCATAGTGTCACCACCTTCTTTGAATTTGCGGCCCTTGTCCGCGTTTGAAAACTCTTTGCCCACGGACTGTGGGACGCCTACTTTCTTGGCAAACGCTGGGTTATTCGCCACCGCCGCCATGAAATTATGTTGTTTTTTGCTAGTTGATGGCACTTCGCTGCTCCTTCATGAAGTCATCGATCTTGCCCTCAAGCCGATCCAACCGGGTAATCACCCGATTAATGTCATTGTGCATGTCCTGCTTGGTCACGAACTTGTCGGAATGCTCTTCCCGAGTCTTGCTCAGCAAGATGGACAGGCGCTTGACCTCGTCATGGGAAATCTTTACCCAAAACAGAAGCAACGCCGAAGCAAACGACAGGACGGTATTCCAGACTGGCAATTCCATGATCTAGCACTTCCAAGCCCGCAGGCTCTTGTTGATCCTTGAGTTGGGGTCTTTGGCCGTCTTCTCGCTGGTCAGCTTCTTTTTCATGCCCTCCATCCGGGCGCAAAAAGAGTCGCGGCGTTTGCCGCCCTCGGGCTGGGGAGCCTTCAGGCCGGGCTTGCCGGGGTTGGCCTTGTTGTATGAGGCCCGCCCCTTGGCGTTCAAACCGCCCTTCTCGGACTTGCCCTCTTTGCGCTGCCATGCTGGGCTCTTAGCCATAAAACACCGAAGCCGCGTTAAGGTTGGTGATGCGCAGGTAGATGCCATTCAACGCCAAAATACCTTGCCCCGGAATGAGCCAGTAGTTTACGTACGAGTCACCAGCGGTAATTCGGAACGTCATGATCCAGCGCGAAGCGTAGCTGCAAGCTGTGCCCGACGCAACCGTCCCCGAGTTGATATCCGTCACCGTGAAGGTGTTGTCTGTCAGCTTGGTCACGGTGTAGTTACCATCCGTGGCGGCGGTTCCAGAAGCCGCAACAAACGACAAGCCGATCGTGTCGCCAGTCTTTAAGCCATGCGCGTTCTTTGTCACGGTAACAAGGTTACCCGTCCGGGCGTAAGTCGCCGTAACAGGTGCCGTCACTGTATCAAAAATATCCAAAACCCCAGCGGTTGTGCCGTCACCCTTGACCGACACGCCTTTGACGCGTGTGCGCTGTTTGTAGATAAACCCGCTCTCAATGAGCGTGCCTGCTAGGACGTCTGTCTGCATCGTCATAATCAATCTCCTGTAAAGCAGGGGCCGAAGCCCCTGAGATCAATTAGGCTGCGATGACGATGACGCCGTATGTTGCAGCGGCGGGGTCCACAGGAGATGCGGTGATGTTGGACGCACGAATGGTCACGGTGTTGGCGGCCGAAACGAATGCGTTAAACACTACGCCTGCGGCGGGAGCGGCAGGCAGCGCCATGATGACTTCATCGCCAACGGCAGCGCCGGTAACGGTGATGGTCAGGTCAGCTTGAGAGACAGCGCTGATCGAGCCAAAATTCAAGGAAGCGGAGCCCGACAGTACTTTGGTGATGGTGTTGCCGTCGCCAGCAATGAAGCCGTTCAAAGAGCGTACTGGGCCGGAGAAGGTGGTCAATGCCATGATAGTTTCCTCATGCGGTTGAGGCGTATCTGTCTGCATGACGTCGGCCCGGAGCCGTCAGATACACCGGAAAGTCCGGGGTTGTTGCAATATACACCAAAAGAAAAAGGGGCACAAGGCCCCTTTTTCCGTCAGACACCGAAGTATCAGTTGGAGCCCGAAGAACCCCAGATACCCAGTGGATCAGACCAGCCGAACGAATAACGCTCACGAGCCTTATAACGTACGTTGCCAGTGTCGAAATCACCGTCCATGGAGGTCTGCAAAGCAGAACGCTCGAAGTGCTTCAGGCCGTTTGGAACGTCTGTGGTCAGGAACCAAGCGTTTGGATCGGTCAAGAAGTGGTTGATGGTGTAGCCACCAGAGATGGTGCCCATCTGCTTCAACGCGTTGATGTCGTTGTCAGCAGTAGCCACGCGCAGCTCGGTGTCGAGCAGACGCTTGGAAACGAACATCAGCGATGGGGGAACAACCAACTTGACGGGCTTGGCTGCGATCAGCAGGTTACGCTCGTCAACCCAAGCAGCGATCTGGATCGTTGCGTTTTCCAGCGAGGTCTCGTTCAAGTCCACGCCAGTAGTTGGGCTGTTGTAGTTCACGCCGCCGCCCACCAGTGGGTGGCCAACGCGAGTGCCGGAGCTGTTGTTGCCAAACAACGACACGCCGTCACCGCCGAGGGCAGCGCCAGTGAAGCCGGTGTTCAACACGGAAGCAGCTTTGACCTGCTTGGTGTAAGCCATACCGCGAGCCAGAGCCTTGGTGTAGCGGGCAGACAGACTGTCATACAGGTTGTCTTCCACAGCTTCTTCCGTGATGGAGAAGCCCAGAGCGATGGTTTCGTGGGTGTAGCGAGCAGTGAATGCTTCCTGCGCGTTGTCATAAGCGATGGCAGCGCCTTCGTTCTTGACAGGTGCAGCACCAAAGCCGGACAGCTTGGTTTCTTCTTCGAAGCTACGCTCAGATTTCTCTGTTTCGTAGATTTCTTTGTGCTCTTCGCCGTAGCGTGCATATTCCAAACCGAACAAGGCGTTCAGACCGGGGAGCAGCTCTTTGAGCAGTTGTGCGCGTGAAATAGCCATGGTTATTTACTCCTTAGATGCCAACAGCGTTGGTGTAGGCGTGAGCGCCGGGGTTGAACTTCACCAACACTTCAGTGAACGAATCGGACAGCGGGGAAGCGAAACCGATGATCTTGAACGCGGCAGCGGTTGTAACCACAGTGGACTCCAACGCGCTTGTCGAGTTACCAGTCTGGGTAGAACCAGTGCTGGAGCTCTGTGCAGCGGCGAAGAAGGTGTTTGCGCCAAGAGCAGCTTGGGTGACTTGGCCATCCAACTGAGCTTGGAACGTCACGTTCGGGTCGGTGATCACGTATGCAGTCACCACGCCGGTTGTGCCGGAGGGGTAGTACTGACCGTAAATCTGCTGACCTTGCGCGTTGACGTAGGAGCAGCCAACGAACACGCCCCAAGCGCCGAGACTATCGCCGCCGAGGTTGTTGGTTGTCAGGTCCGCGCCAGTAGCGGTAGCCACAGCGATATAGCCGTCGGCGTTAATGATAACGGCTTGGCCGTTGAAGATGTTGGATGCCAGACCTGCGGGATTGATCAGGAACTGACTCGTAGCGCCAGCATAGGGCATGCCGTCGTTACGGTTTACGGCACGAAGACCGTAGGGGTTGTTTGTCGTTGCCATTTAAGGACTCCTTGTTACTTTGAACCAGAACCAAAACCACCACCGCGACTGGTCGTTGACTTGCGGTCAGCGAAAAGCGGCATGCGGGGGTCGTTGTTTCGCATGAAGCTGTTAT